GGCTTCTGTGGCTTTTTAAGCCCTTTTAAGTCATCGGTTAAGCCATCCAGTAGGGCTTCGATCTTCGCCCGCATATCGCGTTTATGTGGCTCTTGGATAACCCATTGCAAGGCAACTGATCCATCGTCTTTGTATGCTGTAGAGATTCGCTTGGCTTCAAATCCCTCTGCGGTCTGGCGGGTTAAGTCTCGGTGGGGTGCTACGCCTACTGAGGCGGCTTTGCGTTCTACTAGTTTGATACTTTTATCAACTGACCGCCTATTTACGCCTAACTTCTTAGCGGCCTTGTTGTGAGTGCCATGTTCTATTACGGCTTTTAGGTACTCGATCTGCGTCTTGGTTTTCGGTATGTCTAATTCTAACAGTGTTCTCGGATCTATCTTGTCCATCCCTTAGCTCTCCTGTTGTTTTAGCAACTCCGCATATTCGCATTCTTTTGGAATTGTTAGGTTTATCCCCTGCTCTCTCGCCCAATGATAGCACTGATCCATAAAATGCACCATATCACCCTTATTTAGATCAGAACTTCGCTTAACTTGCCCTTTTATCTCTGTCTTACTAATCTGGAAATCATCCGTTCCAATGAACCTGCGCTTTAACCATAGCTTCCATGCTTCCAGTGCATCACCCTCTGTAACCTTAAAGCCTTTCTTCTCCATGCCTTTGGCTATCTCCCTGCACCAGATGTGCAGTAAGGCGTTTTGATTCAAGCTTCTTGGGTTCTGGTATGGCTCTAGCTTAACAGCAAGGGGGCGGCTAAAGTCCCAATCCATCATATTGTCGATTAGGTACTTAGCCTTTTTCTCTACATCTTGCTTATTGTTAAACTTCACAAATGCCCCCTGAGTCATAGACTCTTTCTTAGCCAGTTCTGACTCACCTGATCCAAGTATGTTTCCATTCTGGAAATTGTCAGGTCAGGCTTGTTCTTCCATTGTTTAGGTATCTTGTGTGTATTCAATGGTACCAACTCAGCATCAGAGATAAACCGCTTGTTAAAAGCTCGGCTAACAAAGGTTCTGTAGCTTACACCGGCAACCTTAGCAAACTCTCTGTATGTATATGACTGACCATTCACTAGGTCAGGGTGATTTCCCCTGTATTCTAAATGTTTAATACTACCCATTTTTTCTCTCTCCATCCCAGTAAAAACCATACTTACCCATAAAGTAGTTAATGGCTCTGTTCTTTGCTTCTACGTTTTGTACCCAGCTAACATCCGCTAGACTATCTTCAATGTTTCTATTCCTGATGCTATGAGTCTTAGACTTAACGTGTGGTGAGCCACCTTTGTCCTGCGCTCTAGCCAACCAAGAGTTAACAAACCGCTTAATACCTTTAGGCGTTTTTCTCCTTGTAGGGTTAGCATCTAGCCATGACTCCATAGCGTTTAGTTCTTGGTAGACATTGATAGCTGGGTAGGATTTCTCCCATGCTATAACATCAGCATCTTCGGGGGTGTAAGTATCTCCGTTATTAAGCAACATTGTCAGCACCTAAACTGTATTCAACAATATGGCACTTCTCATTCCATCTGTTTTTAACAGTAATTCTTTTTTTGCTGATACTGAAACCATCTTTAAGCATCTCAGATATTCTTGCAGATAACCTGTAGATACCTAGATCAAGCATTGCTTCTCTAGCAGTGATGTATTTGTTTTCAAGTAAGTAGTTATAAATACGTTCATGCTGTGTCATGTTATTCCCCTTTTTCATCGTTGATTTGTTTAATGTAGTTAGATAATACATCTCTAAAATACTGACTATCTTCCAGCGTATCTTTTATTATTTCATGCAGTGTCATGCCAGTCAGTTCTATAGTTCCCCATGCTGTGTCTATTGTTGCTTTTGCATTATAGGTACTTTCAGGCACTCTAGCTTTAATAGCTAATATCTCACTGTTTTTAATTGTTCTATCTCTGTCTCTGGCATTTGCTATGCCTCGTATAATTACTGCCATGTTTCTCTCCTATGGCTCGGTCAAGCCTCGCCTGATTTAGTAAATATTATGTATTCAAATATATATTCAAAGGCACATTTAACCCTTTAACTTCGCAAAGCTAAATTTTCGATCAAAGGGCATAAGCGACTTCGCGGTTATTTCGTTATCGTATCGAATATCTAATCTATCCATCAGCAGAAACCGATCTGCATCAGGGGCTATGTCAAGAGGGTCAACTTCGCTCTGGCGTTTAATTTAAGAGATTCGCCAGCCTCTAGCCCGATAACTAAAGCGCGAAAAAAGAAAGGGGTTGATGTTACAAGACACTATAATAATGTGTTAAGCTAACCTTTCTCTATCCGCACATAGAGTATTGCAATAATACTTGCATTTGTAAAGCCCCCTTTTCAGGGGGTTTTCTTTTATAGGGTAATAAACTCGTCTAATTTGTAATCTAAAGCCTTGCAAATCTTGATCGCTGTATCCAATCTACAATTCTTTTTATTACGCCAGATATTAACCTGTTGCCTGTGAACGCCTAAACTCCTAGCCAGATCGCTACTGTTTATATTCTTGCTCTCTTGCGCTCTCTTTAATGACTTCCCAAAATCTATCATTTGATGCTCCTATGTGTTAAATTGGTCGGGATGGTTTCCCCGCCATCACTCCTATGGTTTACCCCCTCTTCGGAGGGGGGTTTTTAACTAGAACGGAATGTCATCTTCCAGTTGATCCATAGTCATTTCTTCTACCGCTGTTTTGCCTTGTGCGGCCGATCCCGCAGGTGAGCCACTGTCGGTATAAAACACTTTTACGTTGCCTAAAATTGGCGTTTTAACTTTAGCTTCGCGTTCTTCCTTAGTCTGACTCTGACTAATAAAGCCGTTGTTCTCATACTGGTCAGCTACCGCAGTATCAACAAAGGTCGTAAGGTCTAAATACGTTCCTTTCGCGCCTTTGTACAGGCGTTCTTTGTCGATCTTTGTTACGTCTATTCTTACACTTATTCCTACTTTCATTTTTACTTCTCCTAGTTGGCTTGTCTAAATTCAGGGGTTTTCATTATGGCGCGTTCTTGCGTACTGAACACCCCACCTTTGCTTGGTGCTTTCCATAGCAGTTGTTTCTCAGTATCAGATAACTCTTTCCATGCTTCGTTAGCTGTCGAATAATCTTCTGTTGCTATGCCGTCTTTAATAGCTTTAACGCTAGGCAGTAGGTCAACAATCATATCCTGATAGGCTTCTTTCTCTTTACTAGCATCAGTAAACTCTTGCGGCTTAACCTGTCCCATATACAAACACATACCCAAGCCATGCATCGCTATCGCTTTTACTAGACAGCGTATACGCGCATCAGATATATCTCTGCTAGATGGGTTCTCAATGGCTTTGTTTCTAAAGTCCATAACAGGTAGCCACATTGATATATCCTTACCCTCTACAGTTACAGTAACCTCAACCTCTACAGTGTTGGTCTTGTCGCACCATCTAGGTTCGCTATAGCTATAACTGCTGTCAGGGTAATGTTGGCAGAGGGTAGACCAAGCCCACCCCCAAGACAAGTAATGTAATCCACCTTTTGTTTCTATGTGGTTAGATACATCAATTTTAGATAATGTTTGCCATACGTTACTCATTTGCTTCTCCCATGATTTCAAGAAATTTCTTCTCAGAGTACCAAGTTGCGCTTTGCTCTGTAGCGTAAGCATCCCCATACCCTGCGTAGTATTGTGCTGACATACACTCTGCGGCTGGTCTAGCGTGTACGCAGTCCCATTCGCCAGCCTCGTAGTCAGTAAGTTTATTTAGGTCTGTCATAATTTACTCCTTTGGTTGCCCCCTTTCGGGGGCGATTAGATTACTTAGGCATCTTGTTGCCAGTCATTATTTCCCAATGCTCTGGGTCATACACAACGCAGTCTAGCCAGTGCTTTAAATCTTCAAAAACAACATATAGCGGGCTTTCCCAGTCGTTTCCATATACCCAAGAAAATTCATTTTGATTTGGGTTAACGTATCCATCTTCTAAATCAACAATCATTACATCGTGATCTTCTACATTGCTGACAAACTGCATACGCTTTTTACCCATGCGTTTATAAACTTGATCTAAAAATTTACTCATAATTTACTCCTTTGGTTGCCCCCTTTCGGGGGCTATTGATTAATTTATTACTTATTAAACACGATGGCTTGCAATAATAGATTGCCCAGACATTTTTGGCGCACTAATTTGAAGCAATGTTAAATCATAGCCACAATTATCAGGATTTTTAAGCGCAGACTTAAACTCTTGCATAGCCTGAAAATAAGTTATGTCATGTAACTCGATAAAATCAGTGTTGGTTTGTAAAACATAATAAGTTTTCATGTGTATTTCCTCTATAAATTTGATTAATGTAAAGCGATCATATCACATATTTAGAGAAAGTAAAACATTTATTTAACTAATAGACATAAAAAAGCCCCACATAGTGAGGCAAGAGGGAGTAACTTTAAAGGAAACTAGTAAGACCAGATAGTTTCTTCTGGGTAGTTTGGAATCTCTGGGAAATCTTCTTGGG